AACGACCTGTTGCTTGTCCCGCTTTCGCATTTTGTTCTAAATCATTCCAATTATTGCCAGCAAAATTTAAGCTCATTGGCATCTCTTGCAAAAATTGTTTAAATGTTTTCATGATGAAGTTCCATTGGTTTTGTCTGAGGTTTTGTCTGAGGTTTTGTCTGTTGAACAGACTGTTGTATATTTGGAGTAAAACTTGTTAAATCAACGATTTCATCCGTGTGTGCGGGACGATTAGGACCAGTGCTCTTAGTGTATGTCACAACGCCGTCGTAACCTGCGTCCACAATAGCCTGACTGAGCCTCTTGCCTTTCTTGCCATTGAATTGCTTGCTTAATGTCATTTTCCAATTTGTATCGGCTCCATAACCGCCGCCAAACTCCAAAACATAAGGTCTTTTGAAATTTATCTTTCCTGATTCGTATTCGTGAGGAAAGTCCGAAACCAGCGATTTGTTGTAATTTAATGGATTGATTTGAGTCACATATCGCCCGTGAGGCTCGATATCTTGTCCAAAAACACTTCCATAATTTCCGGCAGACTTATTGTGCCTGAAGAAATGAAATTCAAATGGTTTGCCGTGTATAGGGACTCTCCCCTCCCCTTTAGCTGTATTTTGTAAATCGCTAATAATTGTCGTCTCTTGAAAAAATTGCTTAAATGTTTTCATATTGCTAAGTTTGAAGGCATTTGATTCGGATTTTGAACAGGCTGTTGCATATCTGGAGCAGGACCGCCTTGACCCATGTCGTTTTTTGGTGCCATTTGAGGTGCCTTATTAAGAGACACATCATCTGCTGTAGGAGAATCTGAATCAATCAACTGCTGATAAGTTTTACCAAAGATTTTCTGTAATAATGTGGCAATAGTTGTATCGCCATTGTTTTGAGTCTTGGGGTCATCATCATTTTTTCCAAGCCATTCTTTAGCATCTTGAACTTGTTTGACAATTTCAGGATCTTGAAGTTGCAACAGTCGATTGAAGATTTGTCCATTTTCCAATCTTTTGTAAGCAGCTTTTTTTCCTTTGAAAGTGCTAGAAGCTCCTGTAGCAGCACGCTGCCCATATGTGATTTTGCCAAGAGACTGATATGCAGCGTCTTCATCAGACAACCCATTAACGCCCAAAGCCTTGAAAGTATCAGACCAGATATCTCTCATCTGTTGATTCTTTTGACTTTCGTTATCTTCTAACCAAATGATAAATTTTCCCATGTCATTATTTAGCTTTCCAACAGCCATTTCACAAAGAAAGAACCTTCTTGTAAAATTAAGTCAATACACAGTAAATAATATGCAATGGAAAAATTGACATTCAAAAAATTTATAGAAAATACAGATATATTTGGGTTTGACCGCAATAAAGATAAAACGGTTCCAGACCAAAGTATGCTTGATCGCCCAATTCATCAATTCAATGTCGAATTGATGATGGAACTCTTGTCAAAGAAATCCATTGGAAACCTAAAGCCACAAATGCCTTTTATGAACGAAATTCGTTGGGGAAGCGAACCGGGAGCCATAAAACTAGAAGTCGATACAGGGTACACATTTTATGTTAAAAAACTTGGCAAAGACAAACAAGGTAACAATCGCTGGTTATCAAAAAAGATGTTTCAGCTAAATCGACAAGGTTACGGCGGATTAGAAGAGATTGTCTCTCAAGAAATTCACAATGAACTTTCAAAGGCATATGAAGTCCCACTTGAGTCTCCAATCATAGATTATACAGATCTTGAGCATCTTACACAGCAAATCTACACGAAAGTCAAAAAGGTAATGAAGAACATATTCATTCCAGAAGGAATTCGAAAAGTGAATGATCACGCTTATATTATCAAGATGGGCGTGCGTGGACATGGCTTAGAAGGAAAAAGCCAAAGACGTGTAGAACAAAATCAAACTATGATTAGTTATGATCCAGAATGTGGTACTATTCGAATGACAAATTATAACATCGAATCACCAGTTGGTGGTCCGCACACATGGAAAATTAATCCATCAGATCTTGATGTGTATTGCTTCCCATCTCAAGGAAGAGATGAAATCAGTGAACTTGCTGCCGTACATTACAAATATTACTAATGGATAAAATCATGAATTTCAAGAATTGGATGGAAAACACTATAAATCAAGGAGAATGGCACACCTTTAATGGAACTGGTTATTCTGTTAAGATGAGCCAACACTCAAACAAAGGACCAATTTTTATAATCGATGATCATCAAGGGAAAGAGATAGGAAGAGCTTATTTTGATGTGGCGGTATTAAAGTGGAAATCACAAAACTAAGAAATCAATAGCCGATTGATTTGAAGGTAATCCAACAAACTCGCAAATCGGTTCTAAAATTTGTAACATCGAATCTGTTTTATGAACTTCCAAAATAGGTCCAGTGTATTCTTTTAATGACTGATTAAGTTTTTTTACATAGTGCTCAGCAAGCGGAATGAAAACAGTTCTAGCACTCACGCCAATGGCTCTGCCCATGCTAGATGCAATATCTTCTACTGGTCTGCGACAGACAATCAATTTTGAATCGATGAAGTTGAATTGCCCAAGATGATTGCAAATTAACGGGTCTTTGAATCCCCAAATTTCATGTTGAGAAATTCTTTGTTCAACAAGAACTTTGCAAAATTCACTTGCGGATGTATCACAATTTTCGTATTGATTTAGGATTTTTTTAAATTCTAGATCTTCCCAAAACCCTTTTTTGTTGTTCTTGTTTGGTTGTTCGAATTGATCTCCCATAAAGACTCCAATGTGTCGCAAGGCTCCAGCTACTGCACTGGTTCCGCTACGAAAACAACCCATTACAATGATACATGTCATTAATCATCATCGCAATCATCATGATTACGCCATTTAAGTGACATAGAACGAACTAAAATATTTATAGCCAAAACCAATAAAATAACTCCAAGTAATTGCATTAGAATCCGTACTCCTTCCAGTCAATTGTGGTTTTAATCATATTGCAATAAAAGTCAAAAAGTCTATGACTTTCATATTTTGTTAATGCAAAATGTTCGACCTCTCCATTCATTTCCCAGTTAATATAACAAATATCAAAGTAATTACGATCCCCTGCTTCATAAAAAACTATACTTGTCAAATAATTTCTTGATGACCGCAGAATTCCATATAATTCTGAAGAAAAAACAGGACGGTAATTATAGTCTTGTGATTCAGTTGAGATGTTTTTAACCAATCCAATGTGAATTGGAATTTTTATTCCATCAATTTGAAGGGAGCCGAATTCTGTCAAACTCGTGATTGAACTCATAATGAAAGTAATCCCTTACTTCAGAAGTTATTTTTTCTCGAAACACTGGAGGGTCAAAAGAACACGATTGAGCTAAATCATTGATGAATGGTTGGGCATATGGAGACATCATAACATAATAGATTGAAGCCTTGCCAGAAACAATCCAAAGTTTAAAAAATCCATTTTCCATGAATCCACGAATTTTTTCAGATGATGGTTCTCCATCACATTTTTCGAACAAAAACTTTTTCGTTCTATCAATTTCTCGAATGATCTTCGGATCTGTGGTCGATACAGATGGTGGTGGTGCGACACAAGATTTTTCGCTCATTTTTTGAGTGTACCATCTTTCCCAAACCTTCCATCTAATCCACGCTTTGTCTCCGCAAATGGCATTGGGAGAAACATGAGATTTGTTGATCTTCAATATCGCCAAATTAGCCTTAACATAATTAACGTACTGCTCTCCTGTTAACAAACCTCTTGTTTCTCGACGGAGTTTCCAGCATTGGCGAAACAAATCTGACTTTCGAGGGTCTCCACGTTTTGGAATTGTATTTCTTCTGAACCCTTGTCCATCAATTTCTTCTGTTCCTTCGAACAATCTTAAGAATTCTTGCTCATAAAGAACAGCCAATTTAAAGGCTTCGGTCTCTGGAGAAGTCATATTCCATTCAAAAATAGCGTCGTATCTGTGCATTAATGCAATCCTGCTGAATAACATCAGCACAATTAAAGAATTTTCATATTTATGCTTGTGAGCATGTACTGTATCTGTTTTAAAAGTTTATAACAATGGATCTTTTTACAGAAAAGGTCTTGCTTTCTTTAAGTTAACTTGATAAGATTAGAGTTGAAGCTACTTTCAAATTAACAGGTCGGGTATTTCAGGTCAGATGGTCACTTGAAATCCGGCGAAAAACCTTGACAGCGGGTAGGTCTTACCGCAACCGGACGAGTTTAGGGAACTCAGCGTCTTGTGTCAAGAATCTAGGTAATCCAGATCACTAAACCCGGCGATGCCATGAATGCTCGTTCTGCTTTTTAAAGCGGCTGCCGGGGCTACGAGCAGGTCATCTGGTTAGGAGATTCGTGATTATCACTTGGGAATCACCCAAGTGTGAAGCACAACTACCATCAATTAAAACAACTTCAAGTTGTATCATAATAGACGCAGTGAGAGTCATTTTCACTGGGTGTAGAGAATGCACGCACTTTGTAAATCGCCTTATTACTTAAGGAAATATAAAGTGATTTTATTTTTTATATCTATTATGATCACAACCATGGCATCCCTTATGGACTGAAGGTTCTTATGCCATTCAACAGGATCAGGATCAAGGCACGACTGAGATAAGTTACAAAGTATTTAATTGATTCAGGGTAGTTTCGGAATCTCTGATCTGATAAGATTTGAGTATGAATCTTGAAGAGACATCAATTTTACTGGCTGAACTACTGGAATCCAATGAAGTGGTTTTTGTGAAAACAGAACCAGAAACATTGGATTTTACAGACAGTATTTTATTTAAGATTATTGTTTGTGGTAAAAACTCACGAGTGGAGTTAGATATTTCATCAGGCAACACAGCTTCTGTTATGGGTCTTCTCGACGCCACAATTTTTAATAAAGAGTTTGTGCCTAGAGTGTTTTTTTGGAACTTCAAATCTTTAGCAAGCTTTTGCAAATATCATACTACAAAATTTGTAACACCAAAGAACAATATTCTTGATCTAAAAGTCATTGAAGCTTTTTTGGACATTCAAAAAAATGTCCCTGATAATTTTGTAGAAGCATCTAATCGAATTAACATCGTTTTTCAAAACAATGATTGGAAAGATATATACAAATCCATTCACATTCCGTTGTCCTATCGAGTTTTACCAACAATCGAAACGACAGGATTATTAAACAGCGAGACCAGACGCACCGAGCATCCCTACTATGAAATTGAGGGACAAAGGAACGGAAGGTTAAGTTGTTCTAAGAAATTTTCACGATGCTACCTGCCTCACAACTTGGGACCAGATGTTAAAAAAGTTATGAAAACAAAGGGTTACGGCCTTCGTTTCGCAACTGCTGACTTTCGGTTCTGCGAAGTGGTTGTTTTGCAATGGTTATCAGGTGACAATAAACTCAAAGAAATTTTAGATTCAGGAGAAGACTTACATTGCAAGATCTATGAAGTTGTTACTGGCTTGCCATGCGACACAGAGATTAAACGCAAAATGTCAAAGAAGATGTTTCTACCTGTCGTATATGGACTTGGACCTGTATCTCTCGCAGATATGTTAGGAGTTCCAGAGTCAGCGGCAGTTAGCGTAATAAAAAATATAAATTCTATTTTCTCGACAGCTATTAATTGGGTTAAAGAGAAACAAAGAATTGCATGCGACACAGGAACAGTTAAAGATCATTTTGGAAGACCAAGAAAATACGAATCCAATAAAGCCTACTTAGCTCGCAATTTTGTTGTACAGTCTGTGTCCGCCACAGTATGTCAAGAGAAATTGATTGAACTTTGGCGAGCATTAAACAACACTGGAGCACAATTAGCTTTCAGCATACATGACGGTTACGGCGTAATTTGTTCTACACAAATAGCAAAAAACACCTACAGAATAATGAAAGATACATTAGAGGCAGAATCACGGCTTTGTCCCGGCTTGAAGATGAGCGTCGAGATCAAATTTGGAGTTAGACTCGATGATATGAGGGTGTTATGGAACAACTAGGAATTTTCGAAAAAAGTGGTCAAATTAAAGGAGGCACATGTTAGGAACGCTTGAAAATATTATGAATTTATTTCCGATTACAGATTCGGAATATGAGGTTTTGGATAAAAAGTTCGGAAAATTGGCGCATTATGCAGCATGGGAACTCAAAAGAAAAAATGCCAATAACGCCAATGTCAATGACCCAGATGACGATGTTCAAGAGCTAAGAATTGCCTTAGTCAGGGCGGGCAGCTATTACAAAAGGCAGACATATATCGAAAGCTGTTTTGATGTTCTTAACAAATACATCAAAGATAAGTTCATTATGAAAGTTTTTATCGAGCTGACAATTTTGTGGGAAAATCGTCGTCGTCATGGAGCTAATCGTCAGAAATTTGGTCTGCATCAGCAAATCATTCTTGATCAATTAGTTAATAAGTACGTTCCAGAGAAAGAGCGACCAAAGCGAGATAAAGTCCTCAATTTGGATCTAAAATTTACAACTTATTGCAAACAAATCATTTGGAATGCCCAAAAGTCTCTAGGCAAAAAAATCACGAGAGAAAAGTCTTGGAGAACTGGATTGGTTTCGCTTTCGGACTATGATTATTTAGCCAATAATGCTATATAATGCTATGTTTATATAAAACAAGAAGAATTATTTCGATTGTATATTGCAGAAAATAGTGCAGATCGCTGGGCATTTATTACTATTTTTTTAGTAATTTTAAACTATAACAAACAGTGCAGATCGCTGGGCATTCCCGGCTTTTATGGCACATAGGGGGACTGATGGGCGGAATTAGAAGACCGGTTGAAATTGTGCGTGTTATGGTTCCATATCGAGACTATCCGCACGAAAAAGGATCTTTGGAACTTAGTCATGGATGGAGTGAGGTGTTTGTTCCAACAACACAACAGCCACGTAATGTATGGTTAAACCTAGACAATCATGAGGGAATACAGTGCTGTCTTGGTCAAGTTAATATGATTAGTACACACAACACACCAGAAGGTTTTGTCGTGATTGCCAATATTACCTCAGAAAGTACGTATGTGAAATGGATCGCCGAGTTTGTTTGATTAATCGTCGGAGTTTTCATGAAAAAAGTAATGGTAGTTGGCTTTTATGGAAAATTCAATATTGGCGATGAAAGCTACAAACTTACATTTCCAATGCTGTTTCCTGAATACGATTTTGTGTTCAATGATACTGGGACCGCTGATGTTTGTATTCTCGGCGGCGGAAACATTTTATCTGAGAGTTATGTTCGCATTGCACTTGATGCTAAGGTTGAAAAGAGATATGTCTTTTCCGCATCTGCAAATAATCACTCACCATTCTCACTTCTTAAAGAATTTGACGGCATTGTTGTTCGTGATAAATCCTCATATCAGCTTTTAAGAGATAATGACGTTCCTTGTTATTTGGGGGCTGATTCGGCTTTTTGCCTTCAACCAAACCCATCCGCAGGAAAAGATTTGTTGCAGACGATGTTTTCAGAGAACAAGATCGATCTTTATTCAAAAGTCGTAGGAGTTGTTCTTAACGGGCATTTAGGGCAAGCTAAGGACGCACAGCTTGCCAGAGATTTTCTTACATTGAATAAAGCTGCTCAAGATATTGCTGCGGTAGCTGATTCGACTCCAGCTAGTTTTGTATTTTTTCCCATGTCTACCGGTGCTCCTTATGACGACAGGGTAACAAACGGGTTAATTTCAAGTCGTTGCAAGTTTTGGAAGAAAAACCTTTCAATTTACGAAAGATTGTCTGTCCAACAGACCCTTGATGTCATTGCAGCTTGTGATGTTGTAATTAGCACTCGTTTGCACTCAACAATTTTTAGTATTTTATCCGACACACCTTTTATTGATTTATTGCATCATGATAAAAATGAATCATTCCTAAATACTTGTGGCTTGGAAAATTTCGGTCTTTCTTATTGGAGTTTTGGCTCTTCTCAATTGAAAGTTCTTGTGAATGAAATGATTTCAGATAAAAAACCAGAATTAATACAAGCTAAAAAATCACAAGAAAAGTTATTGCGGGAAAGCCTAAAATATGTACGTTTCGATCAATCAAGCAGGAATGATACAGGCGGTTTCTAAAGATAAAGCCATTCGTATCGGCGGCAACAAAACCATTTATGTGCCGGGCTTGGAAGAAAACAAGTCTCTGGTCGGAAAGAAGGTTGTTGTAGGAAATGCAAAGCCGTTGAGTAAACTGAAGGTTGCCGGGATCTGTAATTGGGGCGATCAATGTGGAATCGCAACTTATAGCGAGCAACTAATTCCAGAACTTCGCAAACATGTCAAAGAAGTCAAGATATTTGCAGAAACTATGGAAGGTGCTCATGATGATGTTGAACGCTGTTGGAAACGTGGGCAGAGTTGCATTGATTTAGCTCAACAGATCATTGATTATGGTCCAGACATAATATTCATCCAACATGAATTTGGAATTTTTCCAAAAGCCACTCATTTCCTTAAATTACTTGAAATGTTTAATAACATTCCTTATGTGATTACTTTGCATTCGGTTTATGAGCATCTTGATAAAACAATTTGCACTTCTTATATCAAAAACATCATTACTCATAATCCAAATGGAAAAATATGTTTGGAGAGGCTGGGTCATCGTAATGAAGTTTTTGTTTTGCCGCATGGTTGCAACTTATATGAAAACACACAGCAATTGTGGAATATATTTCAAAACGAACGCACGATTATTCAATTTGGGTTTGGTTTTGATTATAAAGGTCTTGATTGTGCAATAGAGGCTGTAAGTATATTGAAGAACAGATCAGAAGAGTTTAAGGATATATTTTATTGTTTCTTGTGCAGCGAGAGCAATCACACACGTTCAATTCAGGCTCGATATTACAATGAGATTAGAGATCTAGTTGAAAAGAAAGGGTTACAAGATAACGTAGTTGTGTTGCGTGGCTATTTGTCTGAGCAGCACATGCAGAACTTCTTGAGGACTGCTAAGTTGGCGGTCTTCCCATACAAGAACGATCCGAAGAATACGGTTTATGGGGCATCTGGTGCGATTCGCAAGGCGATGTCAAATGGCATTCCCGTGATCGCTAGTGACTGTCATTTGTTTGATGATCTCGATGGAGTTGTTCCACGACCAAGCAATCCAGAAGAATTAGCTGATGAGATCGCTAAAGTATTCACATCTGGAGATTACAGGAACTCATTGTTACAGAAATCAAAAAACTTTGTTACAGAAAACTCATGGCAAAATGTTGGGTTAAAATATGCAGAAATCCTTGCTCAGTTAACACAGGATAATTCTGATGTGATTCGAGTTGACAACATTGATTGTGTTCTTTAAGATTGTTTGATTACAATCAACAACTCAAAGGGACATCAATGGCTACAAGATCTTTTATTCGAACCGGAAACCTTAAGGCAAAGAATACTGCTGAAGAAGTCATGCAGTGGTATGCAGATTTACAGTCGGACTACCGTTCTTTTTTGAATTTATTTTTTGGGTGGATGGCAATTGGCTATGGCACAAATGCCGAAGATGAAGTGTTTTACACATCTAAAGAAGAATCCGAAAGATTGAGATCATTAACAATCGGTGACGCCAAAAAAGAACAGTTGGCAGTTAGTTTTATTGAACTTCTTCTTAAAGGAGGTGAAAATGCTTCTTCTTGTTACAATGTTTTCTATAGAAATTACAAGTCTCTGGGGAAGGCTAAATTAACACAAAAAAAGAATGATTTTTTGTCAGCCTTGCCTTTGCTCGATGAAAACAAGATTAAAGAATACTTCAAGACCGATGAACAACTTTCTCAAATTTGCATTGAAGAATGGTTGGAATATGGAGTTAAAAATTTACCACTGCCTGAAATTTGGGCGGAAGTGTCTCCCAGATTGGCATCAATTGAAAGATCGCTAGGAGTGGATCTCAGATTGGCATTTGGATTGTCTTGCATTCGTTCAAGAGATTGTAATTATTGTCGCATTCTCATAGAGATGGTTGGCAGGGATTTGAGGTCCATTTTCGAGAAGTACAACAACCATTTGTTGGAAACAGAAAAGATTAAACTGTCGATGAATGATAAACAAGGGCCTGTTTATGATTCTATTTGTTGTTTTGCAGCAGAATTAGAATCGAAAAATTCAGGTCTCACAAAGTATGTTTTGACAAAAGGCATAGATCATGTAAAAAAAGGAACTGGAGAAAAAACAGATATCAGACTTGCTGTTAAAGAACTTAAGAAGAATAAATACAGGATTCTGATTGAATCATCATATTCAGAAATTATGTCAGCTTATTCTTGCTGGAGGACAAAGAAACAGTTAGAAAAAAGAAAATTGTATCCTTGTTTCGATCCAAATAGAAATGACTATAAAGTTCCTGTAGGGCAGGGATCTCTAGGAAACTTCACTGTGTCAGTTGAAGATTCTGGCGATGTGCTTATTGAAATCGTCGGTGTCGGAGTCATAAGGTGTGCTGCATCTTGTTATTTCAGCGGTATTGTTTTTGATGAAATTAGGAATAAAAATGGTCGTACTGGTTATTCTTTGAATTTCTGTCATAAGTCGATAAGTAAAGGCAAGAAGGCCGTAAAAGCAGCATCTCATACAGGAGATAAAATTTCTGGGGTTCTTAAAGAGATTGGTTTGCGTAATACAGATTCTGGGTTTTTTGTATCACTCCCTTATTCGATTCATCACGACGAGAAAAACTTCAAAATTGCAGAATTTTTTATGTCGGCTTGTCCAAAGAAAGAAAATGTAGAGAATCTTCCTGACAAAATAGTCGTCGGAGCTATTGATCTGAATGTGTCAAATCCTGTCGCTGCCGTTAAAGCAGTTGTTTATCGTGACGACAAAAGCGGACAGTTAAACGCTTTAGATTATGGTTCAGGGAATCTCATTAAAAAACCATTCATGTTGGTGGCAAATGGTCCAAGAATCAAAAATTTGATAGAAATCAGAGACGATGCCAGACGTGTTATTGGAGCAATCAGAGAATTTAAAGTTTCTAACGCAGTTAAAGAACATGTGGGTGAAGACACTCGTGATTTTTTGATTTTATGTGGAGACACAAAATCTTCTTCAACTCGATATTTAATTCAGTCATGGGTTAAAAAAATCAATTCTCGCTTGAGAAAAATTAAGTTTGAGATGCGTTCTGGAGGATATCGTGATTGTGCAGATAATATTCGTTTGATTGAGGCTATGGATCAGTGTGCTTCAATGGCTGAATCTTATAATAGAATTCATTTGAAATCGGGAGAAAAACTGGTAAAAGTCGCAAAGTTTGATAAAAGCAGAGCAAATTTCAGAAATTTTGTTTTGAGACAACTTGCGTCAAAGATTGCCAATGAAATGAAAGATTGTAATGTTGTGTTTGGAGAAGATCTTGATTTCATATTTGATTCAGACAAAAACAACAATGCTTTGTTGCGTTTGTTTTCGGCGGCGACATTATTAAAATACATTATAGAAGCTCTTGAAAAAATTGGAGTTGGTTTTGTAAAAGTCGCCAAGAATGGCACTTCACAAAGCGATCCTGTTACTTCCAATCCCGGATGGCGTGATGACAAAAACAAATCTAGGTTGTATGTTGTCAGAGACAAACAATTGGGTTGGATTGATTCAGATCTGGCTGCCACGATGAATATTTTGATTCAAGGTTTAAACCATTCTGTTTGTCCATACAAATTCTATGTCAAGGAATATGAAAATAAGCCGAATTCCACTCAGGATAGCATCAATGCGATTAAGAAACCTGAAGAAGCCATTGGCAAGCGTATTAAGAGATTTTTCAATTTGAAGTACGGTTCTTCTGTCCCTAAATTTGTTTCGGATGATAGAGGTCGAGTTACATTTGCAAAAAAAATTGATAGCACTCAAACTCGATTGATTAACCAGTTTGTTTATGCACATTCCTCTTGTATTGTTACTTGCGAACTGCACAACGAGATGGTAAACAAAATCAAGCAATTAGCCGTGGAGAAGCCGAATTGCCAAGAATTTGACGTAACATGTGATCCAGATGGAAGATACAACAATTTTGCCTTACCAGAGGTGCATGATTCTTCAAAAGATGTTGGTGCTAAAGCACTTACGACAAAAGACGTTGACTTTAAAACGATTTTGAAAGATCATACGGCTTAGTTGTGCCACGTGCATGATTTTTGAATGTTTATGTTGTTTGGCTGATTGGACTTACGAAGACAGCAGTGCTGATGCTATTCAATAGGATAGAATCAAGGCACGGCTCTGAAGGAAAGATAAGTTTTGCTGTCTTAGAGGTGCTGATGCTATTCAATAGGATAGAATCAAGGCACAGCAAGCGTCTCGTAAAGAAAACGATCGTCAAGATGTGCTGATGCTATTCAATAGGATAGAATCAAGGCACTCACAAACTTAACTGCTGCTGTCTGTGTGACCAGCAGTGCTGATGCTATTCAATAGGATAGAATCAAGGCACAAAGGACATACGCTTTGAGTTTTGGGGGGTATACGTGCTGATGCTATTCAATAGGATAGAATCAAGGCACTGGGGGGTTAATTTCGGACGCACCAGCAGAAAAAGTGCTGATGCTATTCAATAGGATAGAATCAAGGCACTAGAAACTGGAGATTTATCAGCAGGTGGATACACGTGCTGATGCTATTCAATAGGATAGAATCAAGGCACTATCCTGATGAGATCAGAGAACTTGAGCGACAAGCGTGCTGATGCTATTCAATAGGATAGAATCAAGGCACCAACAGGTTTGCGTGGATGTGCGGAAACGGAATTGTGTGCTGATGCTATTCAATAGGATAGAATCAAGGCACAGCAGATATACACACTGGAAAGGTCAGACACTAAAGTGCTGATGCTATTCAATAGGATAGAATCAAGGCACTCACAGCCAACTGCCTACTTTGAGCAATTGATCACGTGCTGATGCTATTCAATAGGATAGAATCAAGGCACTCTTGAGTTGGTCAAAAACACAAATAGAACCAACGGTGCTGATGCTATTCAATAGGATAGAATCAAGGCACTCCTCTCAACCTCTCTCTTCTGGAATACACACACCAGTGCTGATGCTATTCAATAGGATAGAATCAAGGCACCTATCACCCTGACGGCGGCAATGAGGTGCTGATGCTATTCAATAGGATAGAATCAAGGCACATTTGACTCCGCTTGTTGAGTGTCGGTTAGTAACAGTGCTGATGCTATTCAATAGGATAGAATCAAGGCACTTGTCAGATAAGATTTGAGTCTTCTTCCCTCACAAGTGCTGATGCTATTCAATGGGATATAATCAAGGCACGGAAGTCACTACAGGTCGGGGAACTCACTTCTATTTTGTGCTGATGCTATTCAATAGGATAGAATCAAGGCACTAGACACAATGACACGACAAGAACAGTTAAATTCATGTGCTGATGCTATTCAATAGGATAGAATCAAGGCACGTTACTCACTGGACAAGATTCGAATCTTGAAATCAGGTGCTGATGCTATTCAATAGGATAGAATTAAGGCACTTTGATTGCCGACAAACGGTGAAAAATTGCCCCTCGGTGCTGATGCTATTCAATAGGATAGAATCAAGGCACGTGTCCACTGAAGACTCGGGTGTGCTGATGCTATTCAATAGGATAGAATCAAGGCACCAGTTAGTGATGTCAAAAAAGGGTTTGGTGCTGATGCTATTCAATAGGATAGAATCAAGGCACAAAGCAACCGACGACAGCGGTCAAATTGCTAGGATAGAATCAAGGCACTTGAAACCTTTGATCTCACAAAGGTCTTTGATCCTCGTGCTGATGCTATTCAATAGGATAGAATTAAGGCACCAGCAAGAGACCAGTAAGTCATCAAGTGTCAAAAGTGCTGATGCTATTCAATAGGATAGAATCAAGGCACGAATCAGACTTACTGTGCTGATGCTATTCAATAGGATAGAATCAAGGCACGCAAAGTACGTTGGCAGAAGAGCCACAAAAAGAACAAGTGCTGATGCTATTCAATAGGATAGAATCAATGCACTAAAAGACCGATTTTTCTTGTGCTGATGCTATTCAATAGGATAGAATCAAGGCACTTGCCTGCACAGTTCAGATTTCTTATTCAAGCTGACTAGACGAAATTCAGACTTTTCTGTAATATCTCGGCTAACAAGCCTAGTTAAAGAAGAGGTATAAATGAGTGATATTTTTGACGATCCAACATTATCTGATCCAGACGAAGACGGAACTGATGTTAAGTACAGTTGGGATGAGGAGTTTCAGAGACACATTATCGCTCTTGTTCTTTGTGACAGACAATTTCTGTTGCAATCTTTAGACCTTATAAAGCCAGCGTATTTCACAAACAAAGCACATCAAAAAGCCGCATTTTTAGCATTTAATTTCTTTAAGAAATACCGAATACTTCCGGGCAAAGATTTCATTGTCCAAGAAATAAAAAGCAGTCTTAAGGACAATAAAGCTTTATCTTATTACATTGGTGAAATTAATACTCTTTATGATTATTTTCAGCCGGGATTGGATGCTCGTGAATACTTGCAAGACAAAATCACATACTTTGCAAAGATTCAATCAGTAAAACAAGCATTTACTAATTCGCTGAAAGAAATTGACAAGAGTCCTGAATCGGAAGAAACTTGGACAAAAATATATGAAATGATGCGTACAGCGATGACAACGCATCAGAATTTTGAAGTAGGTCTTGATTATTTCAAGACAATTCAGCAGAGATATGCTGATATGGTTACAGATGAAGAAGATAAAGAACGGTTTATAACTGGGCTGGAATCCATTGACAAATCAATCAATGGTGGCGGTTATGGCAGAGGTGAAATCATCTCATTTGTTGCTGGTTCAGGGGTTGGAAAATCAGTAATGTTGGCGTGTCTTTCAGCTACAAATTTAATGCGTGGCAAAAAGGGCGTGTACATTTCTTTGGAACTTGCAGAAGTTAAAGTGGCAGACCGCATGGATTCCATTCTTACTGGTTTTCCAGTGCAAAACTTATATGGGCATCGTGAGTCCATATTTGAAGAATTGGCAAAGATTGAAGGCGTAGATTATGAATCTAAAATGCCATTGGTAATCAAGCAGTTTCCGGCTGGCACAGCTACAGTAAACACTGTTAGAGCCTATATTTCACAACTCAGGTTTCATGGATTTGATCCAGATTTTGTGATTGTGGACTATGTTGGCGAAATGGCCGACATGCCCGGAATGAAGACTTACGAGAGTCGTGAAAAAACTGTTCGTGATTTGCGTGCTTTGGCTACAGAAGAAAATGTCTTTGTAGCAACTGCTATGCAGCCTAATCGTGGATCGAAAGAAGTTCAGAAAAATCAGGGCGGTCGTCTTGATGATGAACATTTGGCTGATTCATTTGGTCAGATACGACCATTGGATGGATGTTTTTCTATAATGCAGAATGATGGAGAAAAATTGCTTGGAATTGGAAGGATGTATGTAATTAAGCAACGTGATGGTTTGAGTCGCTTCCAAATTTATCTTGGCTTCAATAAACAAAATCTAAAAATTACAGAAATACATCAATCCACATATATGCAACTGCTTAACTCTCATAAAGAAAGTGTAGTTGATGATGTAAAAATGGATCACATCATTAAGCCGTTTGCACCAGAAGATGATGAAATCCTTCCAGCGGTTGACGAAAAAGAAGACTAAAGAATCGTACTTGTTTTTCCGACAAAAAAATGATAAAATTACATTAAGGCATATATAAAACATACAAAAAAGAAAGGTAAATCATGTCAAGAAAAGAGAAGTTAGAGTTTGCAGGAGTTATTGTTGAAATTGATCCAGAAAACCTTCGTTTCAATGAAAACAATCTGTCTCAATATATTCAGACTGAAGCTGGTTACTACGACAATTTCGGAGCTTATCTCTCATTAGCTGAGAAGAATTTACAGAACTTCGAATTACGCCATGAAAAACTGTCGGCTGATCGATTTATTGAAGCAAAGGAGTCTGGCGGCAGTGACAAGTTAGCTGAAGCAAAGGCAAAGGCTGATCCAGATGTTGTGGCTTTTAAAGAGAAAGTTAATGATGCAAAATATGCTGTCAATAGATTGAAGCAACATTTGCGTGCTTGGGACAAGAATCACGACAACGCTCAGAGTTTGGGGCACATGCAACGCAAGATGATGGATAAGCTCAATAGTGACATCATGGGTGGCAAAGGTTACATGCACAGCGGAGTTAATGATGATTTGATTTCAGAAACAATCAAGTCTTATAGTGAAGATGAAAAAGGCGGATTCGCAGATGACTTACGTTCTGCGATGTACTGATGCTATTCAATAGGATAGAATCAAGGCACTTTCTTAAATTATGTAATTCATAAGTGTAGATATGTTTAAGTCCGTCATCTGCCAATTCGAATAGTTATGAGACTAACCTCAATGATGTTTCAAGCTGGATTGCAGAGAGGAAGGCTAATGAGGAAGTTTGTTCATTCTTTGTGCAAATCGCTGGGAATTCCCAGCTTTTATGCACTGTATGAGTGAAAGCTTGTGCCGAACTCAAATAAAACCAGATGAGAGACTATGCTTGTTGTGTTAACAGTATGGTCTCTTTTCGTTTTCAAATTACAGGTACAAAAATGCTTAAAGGAATAATCACAGTAGTAGCCGTATTTTTTGTGACATCTACATCGTTTGGTGGAGAATCATGGCACGCAAAAGAATTTGAAGTTAGAGAAAAACCAAGTGTTGTCTCAACATGGCTAAAGGCTCATCCAAAGGAAGTCGCTAGATCAACTGGCGGAGAAATAATTTCTAAGGATGGAGACAATATACGATTAAGACAAGATACACAAAAAGGTATGATGGAATTCACAGTGCGTGAATCCTCTTCTGATTCTGGAGACACTTACAATTACAGTTCAAAACTTATTGAAGTTCATAGTGGATTGATTGAAGACCAAAAAACAGTAATCAAAGTTGAACCATATCGTGGTGGATCAAAAATAACGATTGAGTTGTCTGCTAGTGTTAGAAACACAAAGCCAATTACAATAAAGCCGGAATTGACAAAATCAGCAAAAGGCTTTCAACACATGCTAGAAAGAAATTTTAGATAATGAGAAGGTCCATTGAAGTAAGATCACTTTCGGATGCTCGCAAGTTTGTATGTTCTGTGCCATGGGCAGGCATTAGCATTGTTGACAATGTAGGCGAAAACCCGATTCTTTCTAAAGAGAATCGGGTTGGTCTATTAAACATGTCATTTGAAGACATTGATTTTCCTCGACCAACAACGCCTCCTGAGTTGATATTTGACGCACAGAAGGCTAAGCAAATTTTGGATTTTGTCAAAGAGATGTGGCCGCAGGTAGAATGTTTCTTAGTTCATTGTCATGCAGGCATGTCACGATCTCCAGCCGTTGCTGCTGCAATTGAGAATATTTATCATGGTCGTGGAGAAGATAATTATTGGTTCGAAAGAAAGGTGCCGAACATGTCTGTTTATCGAACTATTTTGAACACGCATTATGAAATATCAACATCAGTTTGAGCAGGAGTTGCCTGCTTTTGTTTACGAAAATCATTAGCTAATTTTTGTTTTGCTTGAAGATTCTTTAATCGTTCTTCTGCGGCAGCTATATTGAAATCTTTCTTTGACATTGATGTGTGAGGTCCAGAGTTGGCACCGAATGTAGGTTGGATTTTTCCTTGACCCACTGTGTATGCTTCTTTTGCGACTCGTTCTGCTGGTATAAAAACCATCAATTTTGAGACGCCAGAACTATTATCGGTAGTTGGTCTTATTTCAACACCATTTTTCGTTCTGAACGCTCTGTCGATTATTCCGCTAGTTTGCTTTATAGCGTCAAGTGCTGTTGTTTTTAGCATATCTGCTGGAATGTGATATATTTGGGTTTCATCTTGATTCATAACAAAATAATGTTTTACAGATTGTCCTTTGTAATCACGACCTTGTGTTCTTGGATTGTTTAATTGATCTGCAACTGGCAGTTTTGGATCAAAGCCAAGAATTAGTTCATATGCTATATCATCACTACCTCGACCAGTTTTTCTCAATTTAATTTGAACTGGTTCGCTGGGATTTCCGTTGAGGTATCCGTCAATTTTCAACTTAGTGTCAAGTGACATCATGTTATCGACTGTGACGATTTTGATTCCGTGATTGAGAAGTTCATCTTTAATAAATTTCTCTCCAATATCTTTTCCTTGTTTTAATCTTTCATCTTTTGATAAATGGCTGAAATCGTGTCTGACTATTCCAGTTGATTCTATGAATTTTTTAAAATTTCCCATATCTTATGTATAATAAAATTTGTCGAAAATTTCAATACTAAAACATAATATGAATAGTTGTCACTATAGTATGAAAGATGGGGGTTATGTGTCTGATTGACAAGAATTAGACACAACTGCGGCTAGACATGATGTCATTACTTGTGCCTATGCTATTCGTAACGATAGTATCAAGGCACTCTCGAAAGTGCCTTCATCTAACTGAGAGTGTGACAGAAGAAAACTTCTGTCACACTCTTTTTGTTTATGGACTCTGAATTAATTCGCAAACAACTTGAGTTAGGCTTAATATCTCCAGATATTTTGTTGTCTGGGACCAAGCTTATAGACGAATCTTCAAGAAATGCTGGAGATTACAAGGATGGCAACTACTTGCCGTTTTATTACCATCTTGGAAAACAGCTTAAATCAAAAAATGTTTATCAGATTGGAGCCAAACTTGGACTTGTAGGAGCATGTTTCCTTAAAAGTTGTAAGACAGTTGAAAGTTGGCTGGCGATGAACAACGACAAAACATTTACTGTTCAAATAATTACAGCCAATTTGAAGTTAAACACGAAATATTTTAATGATATTATGCCCGGTCCTATTTCTTGTATATCATTTACGGATGATATATTGGAAACTGAGATTCCTAATGCAAAGAAATTTTCTGGATTCGATCTTGGGTTTCTTACAGAAAACTTTGGAGAAGAAAAATATCTGAAACATCTGAATTTCTTGTGGAAATTTTTGGTTCCAGAAGGATTATTAGTCGCAGACTATATAACAGAACATGATGTTTTTCACGAGTTTTGCAGGGTAAAAAACCGTGAACCAATAATTTTTAACACTCGTTATGGTGTAGGCATTATCCAGAAATAAGGTAACAGGAGAAAAAATGGGATACGAAATCAATTATATTTTCCATCCACGCAAAGAAGATGGTGGCTATAACACAGATGTCAAAGAAGACAAGACTGTTAAAGTCGGAAAAGCATTCGACGATATGCCGTTAGAGAAGTGTGCTGCTGCCATCATGGCTCAATTAGCTCGTCGAGATGTTTGGGTTGTGGATGTTAAAGTTTATGAACTCATCAAGAGCGAGATAAATTTTAAAGAGGCGGCTGATGGACGTGGGATAATCTTAAAGAACAGAAAATACAATTTGGGAAGCACTGCTGAAGCGTTGGCTGAAGATTTGATTGAAGAAATTCAGCCACAAATTCAAGGAATGATTGTTCCTCCCGGAATGCAACCTCATGAAATCGCTGCGATGCAAAGACAAAAAACTTCTACAGATATGTCAAATCTATATGACGGGAACAGTAGGGTTCCAGTAAAACAAAATCCAAGACCGCAGGTTAATCAAAACAAAGTGATTTATTATGTGTATTTTGAGCCGCTTCAATGGACGAATGAAGCTAGAAAGAACAAGTTGAGATTTACAGAAGACAAGAAATATTCTGTTCATGCTGTAATTCCTAAGAAGACTGCCACTGGCGATATAAGGTTAGATGCTCAAGAAATTGCTTTGACTGATGATGAGGGCAAGGTAATGATTCTTGATGAGAAATACTTTACTGTAGCTGGGAGGGGGTTAATTGCAGATGAGCAATTGGGGTTTTCAGGATCAAACGGAAGAAGAGATTCAAGACCAAAGCTTATGCACGAAAACGAACTCACAATTGGCAATCATCAAGAAGAAAGGCAGCCGCAGCCTTATAAGCAGGTTCGGAGGCTTAATCAAACGGATATTCCTGCTGGAGTCCCGTTAGATGATGGAACCATACCGGAAGAATTATTTCAAGTGCCGGATTTGCGGCCTAACAGAAGATAAGAAAGAAATATTATGACATCTAAACAACAAAAAAAGTTGCAGAAGCGTGTGTCTCGTGAAAGAGACACACGCAAGAAAATTCTCGTAAGACGAGAAGCAATACGTGCTCCAATTCGCAAAGAAAAAGAAGAGATTCTTCGCCAGAAGAGAGTTAAAAAACTTCAGCGTGATTTGGAACAGTTTGATCAAGTGATGACAGATCGTGAAATGTTTGAAGCAAGTGACAATACTTTGAGTCAGCTTGAAAAGAATATTGCGATTCTTAAAGCACTAGAAGAAGAACACAATCGAGAGATAACACAAAAAGAGAAGATCAATGAGAGGCTTGAATCTGAAGGATACTACACTTTGGAAGAAAAAATGAATGCTGCTCGTGAATTTTATGAATCAGATATGGGTGTCGGCGGATCTTCTGGTGCGAGTTTTTCTGTAAACAAACCGATGAAAGACACGGCAGAAATTTCTGTAATAAAAGCTCCTTCGAATGAATCTACAGAAATTTCTTAAACAATGCTAAAGTCCATTGACCCGTTTTGCGAAAAGAACTATAACATAAACATCTGAAACACATTGTTACAGATACTTTTCTATTTACGGAGTAAAAACCATGTCAGATTTTGGAACACTCGATCTCGAAGAAATGATGGGCGAAGACGCTCGTCTCAGTGAATCTGGTCAAGCGAATTTTCTTGACCAGTTCGTCCCAATGCCGGATGTAAAGCCCGGACAAACAGGCACTCTTTGTATACGAATTTTGCCCCCAGTGCGTTCTGGGAAGCTTTATCAGTATAACAGAACCCATAAAATGAACGGTCGCAGCATTCATTGCCCTCGTCCGCTCGTTAATGGAAAATGGGAACGATCCATTGCCTGTCCTGTTTGTGATTATTACAGTGGTCTGTGGGCACAAGCGGACAAGTTGGAGAAAGCTGGTCATGTTAATGAAGCCAATAAGCTAAAAGAAGAGGCTCGTAACATTAAGCCAGTTGAGCGTTACTATTACAACGCAATCGTCCGTTCAATGCCGGGTGATGGGGGAGCAATCCTGACGAACGTCGGGCCACGAATTCTTAGCGTAGGCAAGTTGTTGCATAAGCAACTTATTCGTGCCATTGTTGGAGAAGAAGGTGATCCAGATTCTAAGCTGGGCAACTTCACAGACCTCAAGTCTGGTTATGACTTCATCATTCGAAAGGAAGTCACCAGTGGAGACGGTTTTCCGAAGTATGATCGGTCTGGTTTCGCTCGCAGCACTTCTCCTGCTGGAAATCCAGAAGAAGTTAAGAAGTGGGCAGAAGCACTTCACGACTTGACAAAACTTCGCAATCCTCGTGATCTTGAAGTTTTGGAAAAAGAACTAGCGATCCATCGTGGATTGATTCCTGATGATTTCGAGAAGTTCGATACTAACAGTTTTGATGCCAAGTGGGGCAAGAAGGCTGCTGAAGAAGTGCAAGAATTGATGGATCACAAGCCGGGCGGTGTGTCCGTTCCTGCTGGAGTTCCAGCCTCTGAAACAGTCGCCTCTGAAACAAGCGTCTCGACAAAGAGCGAAGATATTCCCATCGAAGATGAGGATTTCTTAAGTGCTCTTGAAGATATGGAAAAGTAAACCTTTTCTAAAGAGGAGCGGATGAGTAGTCCGCTCCTCATTTTTTTACTAAAAGCTTGTTTTAAGAGGGATATTATTATTATTATGGCAAAGAAGAAAATAACAGACGCATCAGTCGTGGACATGGATGCGGCATATGCTGCTATTGCAGAAAAAACTGGTGGAGACACTCTTGATTGTCTTGAAGACATCAAATTTTTTATTGACACTGGAAATCTTTCGATCAATTATTCCTGCTCTGGTAGGTTTATTAAAGGCGGCATTCCGGGAAACAGAATCACAGAAGCATATGGTCCAGAGGCTTCTGGAAAATCACTTATTGCGTCAAATTGTTTGTTTGGAGTTCAACAAATTGATGGATGGGCTGTGATCTTGGATTGCGAAAATGCAACAAATGCAGATTTCATGAAAAAAGTCAGCCATCTGAATTTGAAACGAGTTATACGTTACGCACCATCATCTTTGGAGCGAGCATTCAGACAGATTCACACTACTACGAAAGAAATTCGTGATAAAGAAAAAGAATTAGGAATTGAAAGAAAACCAATTCTTTTTGTATTTGACTCTTTAACTGTTCCGCCTTGTGAACGTGAACTGAGAGAAAATAAACTTCCGATGGATTATAATCCTGCTCAATGGAAGACGATTGTAGGACGTCAAGAACAGCCGGGAGAAAGAGCTAAAGTAATTTCAGCAGAGATGCGTAAATTACAAGCAATGGTTGTTGAAAACGACGTAACAGTTTACCTCATTAATCAGACTCGTGATAAGATTGGCGTTATGTACGGAAACCCAGAAACAACGCCGGGTGGAAATGCAGTGAAGTTTTATGCTTCTCTAAGAATGAGAACATCAGCTAAGAAAAAGATTGAACACAAGAACTTGGAGAAATTTTCTGGCATCAACATGCAGGTAAAAAATGTAAAGAATCGTTCTTGCCGTCCATTCATTGTAGCTGATGATATTAAGTTGTATTTCGATGATGGAGTAGATCCATTGAGTGGTTTGCTTAACTGTTTAATTTCTGATGAGAGAATTACAGGCAAAGGCACCTATTCAGTTGCAGAAAATTATTTGCCAGAAGGACTGGCTGAATATAAGTTTAAAGCAAAGAAGTCAGATAATAGAGTTCCTATCCAAGTTCTGCTTGATTGCCCAAAGTTAATTGACGCAGAAACAGAAGCTGAAGTTCAAGAGTATCTTGATAGATGGGGCGGAGGATTAATGGCTACTGAGAGTGGAGAGTACGGAGAAAAGAACGTACAATTCGACGCTGATGGAAATCCATTTGAAACTGGTGGATATGACGATGAAGAAAGCGAAGAAAGCGAAGATTAAAATACTTTTCTACGATAGTAAGGCAGATGGTCAATACTGACCATCTGCCTTTTTTCGTAAGTAAAAATATAGTTTGATACCATCCTCATCAAGAAAGCTTCGCCTCCACCAAGCAATAATTCCCCTGACCGATTTTCTTGACTTGTTTTCCGCTTCTTACCATTTGTTTTCTAACGGCAGATAAGTGATTACACAGACAAGCGTCGGTAATTTCACAATTTTTGTATTTTTTCTTAAGGTCTTTCAACGATACCGGATTTCCTTCTGACAATTTTTCGTAAATATACTCTCTAATTTTTTTGGCATTATTCAAAATAGAGCTTCTTGGGCGGCTTTTTGGATAAATCTTCTCAATAATCTTGATATCCATTTCTGTGTTGTAATCAAGGTTACATATTGCACCGGCGAGATTTTTTAGATGGTTTATGATTTCGCCTTTTAATACTTCCACTTGATACACTTCTGCATGGAACGTTTTTACAAATTCAATAATAGACGGCATATTTTTTTCATTGACAAGAAACTTCCTCTTGTCCGGGGTTTTTACAAGCAAACAGTTATTCATAATTCTCCCTTGACATGGATTGACTGATAGTTACATTATATCTAAAATATCAAGATATGAACAGACCTATTGATTGTCGATCTTTAAGAAGATTTGGCGTAGAAATTGAACTCAATACTTTGGATGGTCTTATTAAAAGACCAGATCCAGATGCTGGGGAAATACCGAACGGTGCAGACTATGTGGCTTGCATTGTAAAGAAAATATCTAAGGGAAAAGTTGAAATATCCCCATGGGATTTTGTTCACAACAATAATAACTGGATCATTAAACATGATATGAGTTGCGGTTTTGAGATTAACACGCCTGTGTTAAAAGGGTGGTATGGTCTAAATAATCTAATACGTGTTGTAGATGAACTTTCTAAAGACCCAAAAATAAAAGCTAATCATCTTTGTTCTTTACATGTGCATGTTAGTGTAAATGATTTAGACTTACAACAGATGGCATCTGTAATTGCCTATTATATTAAATGCGAACATGTATTTTTTGATTCTGTTCCATCTCAAAGGAAGATGAATCGTTATTGTCAGTGCATAAGCATGACAGATTGGTTTGGCACAGAATTTGATATGCGACCAATGGAGCTTGTAACTCGTATTTCTCAATCAAAATATGGTTCTATCAACACATTTCATTTTATCCGTGGTGGCGGATTTTCTGCTGGGAATGATCGTCGTCAAACAATAGAATTTAGAATTGCTGAGAATACTGCTTGTCTTGATCCATATTTTGTAAAGAATTGGATCAGGTTATTGATTCATTTTGTTGAAGTTACCAAATACAAAAGACTTCCAAGACCATATAGTTACGGCAATCAACATTCAGGATTAGCTTGGTTGGATTTCCAAGAAGTTTATAGTTTGCTGAAATTTGACAAGCCGTTGTCTCCGGGAATGCAGCAGGTTCGACAGTGGTTTATGGACAGAATTAGAAGAAATGGAGTGGATGCGGCAAATTCTGCAATATGGTCTAAATCTGGCCGCTCTGTTTGTCGAAAGCAGTTTTTAGAGATAGATTCAAATTTATCAAGGATCAATGATGTTGAAGACAATCTTTATGGACAGAAGTGGATCGCATGATGGGTACAAGCCGTTCAGAAAAACCTAATTTTTGGAACATTTTTCACTTGAAACCCTTTTTTTGTTGGCATTTGCATAGATTTATGTAAATTTATTGACAACTGGTACATACCCATAATGAACGATGATATTACACATTCTGTGGATTCTATGAAGGCGATGGCCGATCATTTAATTCCTTATACATTTCCAAAAGTTTCTTTTGAAGAAGAACAGAAAATTTTGTGTTTTAAGCAAAGAATTATTATGGTTGATGGTTATGAATTGATTGTTTGTTACAGTAAAGCTGATTATGAGCAGTATTGTTTAGAAACTTTACAAATACAATCTCCACAAGTTCCGTTTATTCCATTTAATATTGTGTGTAAAGTTGGGCAATTTTTTATGGGAAAAAAAAATTTGGCATATATTGATTTTTTTAGACACAATAGGAAAGTTTATTGTTGGGCTGTAAAATCCTTAGAAGAAAAGCGTTTGTCTCCGGGAAAGAAGACTAGCCCAACAAGTTATGAAGGTTTTGATTTTCATTTATTACACCCCGGAACTGTAGATTTGTTCTGATTTGAATGTGCTTTTGGATAAATACATTCAACGTCGTTTTATCGAGAGGCAAGCACAATGAAAAACGCTAAAGAACTCAAACTTCAGTATATGATGATTCAGCAACTTTTGGAAAATGGACATGTTTCTCTTTTGTTACCAGATGGTATCACCCTCGAAATTGGAATAACACAAGAAGACAAGCACGGTCAATTAAAGAAAGTTGATGATTATTGTTATGTTGTTTCAACATCTAAAGATGGCCGTTCAGCAATGTTAGATTCATTTAATTTGGGCTTGCAGTTTGAAGACGGCGACGATACGATTATTTGTGAAGATCGTGTGCTGGGCAATCATGGAACTCTTGTCCGCACTTTAGATGTTGTTTAGTAGTTTCCATTAAAAAATGGGTTCCATGTGATTCTTTAAGTTTGACCTCTCCGGACAATCTCAGGGATAATACATGCGTGCCGATGACGACTCCATTGTCCTTCGGCACACTGAACTCAATCCAAATTTCAAATTCTGGAGTAATTTCTGTAACTATAAATTTTGTTACAGACGCTCGGAATTGTATTTTAGGGATTTCTTTTTGTTGCAGCGTTTTGTAAGCTGCATTACGGGCGTATTCTAAGCATAGCCGTACAATTTGTTGGCGATCTAGGAATTCTGTCCAGTTCAACTGGAGCAACCGTTCCAGTTTTTCTGCAATCAATATTTTCATGTGAGGCATACCATGAGCAGGAATACAATAGTAGAGTTTGTTGGCTCAATTTCTGAGGAAGATCTACGCTTTCTCAACACTCGATTGAATGAAAGACTTCAGGGTGATATTGCAGAAGCATTGGATTTTATCAGCCATTTCAAGGCGATGGATGCAATGTTTGGGTCTGCAAAATCAGCCGATGAAGTTTATAACTTCTGCGATTTGATCACAGAAGTTTTACAAAAAGAGTACAAAAAACGAGGTGTTCAAACAGAACGTCGGTAATTAATAAATAAGTAAGGCGGGTAGTTCCGCCTTACTTATTTTCACGTCATTCAATAAGGAAAACAAGTATGTTTGGTCCATCGCTAGTAAAAGCAAAAGCAAAAGAATGGAAGTTTGTCAGCATTGATATCGAGACACTAGGTCTCGATGAAAATTATTGCGACATTATTGAATTTGGAGCAGTATTAGATGACTTGGACACTCCGCTGGAAGATCTTCCAAGATATCATTGTTATTTAACCAATGACAAAAACAGATATCAAGGAGAAATTGCCGCTATGGCTATGCACGGCACTATCTTTAAGAGAATTGCTAGCCGTGAAAAAGGTTACAACTATATTCCGACCGATATTCTTGATGAAAATTTTTCTTCATGGCTTAAAGAACATGGATTGGATAAAATTGTTATCATCGGAAAGAACTTTGCAAATTTTGACCTGAAATTTTTACAGAAGATTGGGTTTGGAAATTCTACAAATTTTCATCGGAGAATTCTTGATGTTGGTAGCATGTTCTACGATTCTGTCAAAGACATTGTTCCTCCTAATCTTGAAGAATGCTTAAGAAGAGCGAGAGTTGAAAAAACAGTAGAACACACTGCTGTTGAAGATGCACTTGATGTCTTGCGTTGTGTTCGTTATAAACAATTTCATTAAATACAGTTGCAAGCCACATCATAGGAGCGGCAATAATGGCTGAAGTGATTAGGATTAGTGATAGTTCTGCTTTGGTTCCAACAAAAGACTATGAGTATGCCTCATGGGAGTTTGATGACTTTAATCCAGTTCAAAGTCGTCTCATGGACACCTTTGCAGGAGACAGCAATGTTGCCATCGCAGCCGCAACATCAGCAGGAAAAACTATCTGTTCTGAAATGTATCTTGCTTACGAAATTCGCAAGCGTGGTGGCAAGGGAATCTACGTTGGACCATTGAAAGCTCTTGCTAGTGAAAAAGAACAGGATTGGACTGATAGCAAACATCACTTCAGCAACGTCAATACAGCCATTGTTACTGGTGACTTTAGATTCACTGGCAGCAGAATATCTGAGTTAGATAAATCTGATTTGATTGTCATGACTCCAGAAATGTTGGCAAGCAGATGTCGCAACAGTAAATCAGACAAGAGTAAATTTTTGGCCGATGTCGGAACTATCGTATTTGATGAAAGCCACTTGTTGACTGTTCCGAATCGAGGAGATCACATCGAGGTCGCTTTGATGAAGATGATGGACATAAATCCTAAAGTTAGGATTGTTCTGTTGTCAGCTACTATGCCGAATGTTGATGAGATCTGTGGTTGGATTACCAACCTGACTGGAAGAGACACTTACTTCTTGGAATCAGATTATCGTCCTTGTCCGCTGAGCATTCACTATGAAGCGTACTACGACGGCGATAAGATGTATGACGACAAAGAGAATCAGAAGATAAGTACGGCGTGCTCTATTGTCGATTATTATCCAAATGACAAATTCCTGATCTTTGTTCATACTAAGCGTACAGGAAATTTGATGGTTAAGGAGCTTGACCATCATGGAGTAATTGCTGAATTCCACAATGCTGATTTAGGTCTAAAAAAACGACGTGATCTTGAGGATCGTTTTAAGAATGATCCGAGTTTCAGAGTTGTTGTTGCGACTTCAACTTTGGCGTGGGGACTGAATCTTCCTGCTCGACGTGTAATTGTCACTGGCGTTCATCGTGGCTTGCAGTTAGTCGAAAATTACGATATCTGGCAAGAAGTTGGTCGTGCTGGTCGTCCAAAATATGATCCTCGTGGCGATGCGTATATTTTGGTGCCTGAGAGCAGCAAAGACGAACATATTGCCAGATTGAAAAAGAAGTCTCCAATTCGATCAACGATGTTGGAATATGTTGGAACAGATGAAAATCCACATTATAAAACCTTGGCTTTTCATGTTGTAAGTGAAATTCATCACGGAAGCATAAAAACAAAAGAAGGGTTTCATCAATGGTTTCGCAAGAGCTTGGCACATCATCAGGACCAAGACTTCAATGATGCGGTCGTTGACCGCACAATTAAAATGCTGGAACAGTGCAGAGCGATCGTTGTCGAAGATGGCGAGTACAAATGTACCGCTGTCGGAAAAGTCGCCTCAATGTTTTATTACAGTCCTTTTGATGTTTCTGATCTGCGACGTAACTTCAAACAGGTATTTGACCAAAAGCTTGAAGATAATGATTATGCCTTGGCGATGGCGATGGGCAATGTGGACACGAACAAGTGGGCTATCGCTAATCGTTATGAGAAAGAACAGATGGCAACATTCCAAGGAAAAGTCGAACGAATGTTCGGTGAATCGACATTTCTTCCGGGAGCAATTAAATACGGGTTCGTTTACTTCAACATGTTGAAGGGAAAGAAAAATGATGTATTTGCTGCTCTTCAAGGAGCAATGTTAGTCGATCTGGAACGAACGATGCAGGTCATTAATGCCCTCGACAATATGAGTTGTAAGTGGGAAAAACAAAATTGGTTTAAGACTTTTAAGATGCGTCTTCAATATGGAGTTGAAGCCGATCTAGTTGAATTGGTCCAGATTCCAAATGTTGGACACGTTAGAGCAAACAGACTCAAAGACAAGAAGATTAAAAGTCTTGGCGACTTCTTAAACTATGATGTTGGCACGATTGCCAAGATTATGAAATGTAGCACCAAGCTGGCTGAAGAAGCACTGGAAGGTGCTCGTTTGATAGAGTTGAAAGCGTCGATTGATGATTAAAGAACAAAAGCCAATGATTTTGTATCATTGGTGGTGCGATGAACCTACAGTTAAGCCATATCAAGATATGGCTAATCCAGTTGTTCTATCCATTGCCGTTCTACGGGAACACAATAAAAGTGTGCCTGTGACGGTTTTAGATCTTAGTCAAAGAGATACAGAGGATTGGGGTGTATTCCCAGAATTGCTTAACTTCAAAGTTGTGAAGTGGAATCCTCTGCTTAATTTGTCTTTGCCAAAATCATCAAAGTTGTGCTCCCGTGTTTGGGATGTCTGGGCATATGCTCATCAGATTGGATATAATAAAATACTGTTCACTGATTCAGATATCTTCTGGCTTAAAAATCCTCTGCCTCTTAACGAACAAGAGGACAACGGAGATATCACAAAGTTCTATTGTTCTTCAAACACTGGAGTCTGGTACTTTGATAAAACCACTTCTGTTTCTAAAGAAGTGTTCAGTATTTGGAAAAACATTATCGCTCGTGTGATAATTGGAGACATAGAGTTCTTTGATGAACTAAGAGACAAAGTGCCAACTGCTAATGACCGATGCTTTCAAGATGAAGTCGCATTTGGATATCTCATTCTTCAATATCCAGAACTATACAATCCTGTTGGATACGAAGAGAATTACGTTGTTTATAGATTAAGAAGCGATAATGGAGATTTGAGCAGCATTAAGTGTTTACATGGACTTGGTGCTGTTCTTGGAAACAAAAGAGGTAGAATTTGTTTGGTGTTGAAAGAATTAAAGGATGCTGTAGAACGTGTCTTGACAATAGATCATTGCAAAATGATCTACGGAGATACAGATTATAAAGATGTATTGTCAATTTTTGACATCAAAAAAATAACTCATCAAAGATTGAAACATGTTCTTGAGTTTACTGGAAATGTTACAGTAGAAAAACTGTTTGAAGAGCTTAAGGAAAACATAGATGTATGAAGTTTTAATTGATACAGGCGATGGAAATTTGCGTTTTTTGTATAATTTTTCTACATTAATCAAATGTGCTTTTTTCATTAAGACATATGATCCAGAAGGCACTGCTCGAATGAGCGTTCGCAAAGTTGGATCTTCTGAATGTTTGTTATTTGACGAAATTTGGAATAAGAAAAAAGTGGTTAAAGAAGAAAATATTGTAAATTGGAATAAAGATGGATTTTAGACATCTTCGTTTTCATTGATTTCTTTTTCTTTGCCAAAAAATCCTTTTGGATATTGAATTTTAACAATGCCGTCTCCTTTGACTTTATCTCCTTTTTCGTTTTCAACCCAGAACTTCACTTCTTGAATATCGTCTGTAAAGTTTTCCATTGATTTTGTAGTTGGATCAAAATATTCGGATTCGTACATACATCTATCTTCTGGCCACATTGGCACTTTAAGCCTCTTTCCTTCATGAAGAACAACAACAGAGCATTCTTCAGCTTTTGAATTGTAAAGCTTACAGTTCATACAGATTCGTTTTATTTTTTTCTTAGTCATATTGATGTTGACTCTCTTCTTAAAAAATGGTGAAATACAGGAACACTCAATAAATCCTGAATCACACTATAATACAGTTGCTTAAACTATTAATTCAAACAAGGAAGAAAAAATGATAGAACTTAATGAATCAAATTTTGATTCAGAAACAAGCACAGGATTGGTTCTTGTTGATTTTCATGCTGCATGGTGTGGTCCTTGTCGTATGCTTGCCCCAGTATTGGAATCTGTAACTGGTGCAAAAATTGCAAAGGTTGATACAGATCAAAATGCAAATATTGCAGCTAGGTATAACATATCGGCAATTCCAAAGTTGCTGTTTATGAAAGACGGACAGGTAGTTGATCAGTTGACAGGACTTGTTAGCAGAGAAACTATCCAGAATAAGATAGATGCTTTGTCGAAATAAACTTAAGGAGGAAATATATGGCATTTGTAATTGGCGTTGCTTCTCAAGCACAACATGGCAAAGACACTTTGGCAGATCGTCTGTGCGAAAGACTGAATAGTAAGTCTGAAGGAAAATGGTACAGACGGGCATTTGCATCAAATGTAAAACGAGTTTTTTGCGAGATGTTTGGTGTCGATTCTGAATTTGTTGAAAAGTGGAAAGTTAAGCCAGAAAATCCTCCCGGATTTGATATGCCTGTACGACAGGCTCTTCAATTTATTGGTGATGGTTTTCGAAAAATCATGGCAAAGATTTGGATGGATCTTGCTTTCCGTGACACATTGCCAAAAATAATTTCTGATGTTCGCTATATCAACGAGTTCAGGCGTGTTAGGTCCGAAGGAGGGCTTAACATTCTTGTAGGAAGACCCGACAGACTTAATGATGATCCAAATGCGTCAGAAGCAGAGATTCGACCATATATCGATTGGTGCCTTAAAGCATTTTCTCCCACTACAAAGTTCGTGGATTTGAGAGATATTGACTATGCAACATTGGATGAAATTTTGCCTGAAGTTGTCAAACCACCAGAATACATGAACCAGTTTGATGCGTTCGTCAGGAATGATGGAACGATTGAAGAACTTTATGAAACAATTGATAGTAAATTGGTCCAATTCGTGGATCATTTTGTATTTGAATTTAAAGGAATATAACAATGCCATATATTAAAACAGAAGACAGAGACAAATATCAAGGATTTATAGAATCCGTATTAGGGATTCTTAATGACCCTAACGACAATCCTTATCTTAAAGGAGAGTTTTTTGGATTTTTTGTCAATCGTTTGCTCAGAAAGTTCTTAGGAACACCGGACTATACAAGTCCTGCATTCAACTCTACTTTCTTTAATGAAAGCAAGAGAAAATCATTGGAAAATGCTGCTGATAGCATTGCTGCTTCGCTCAGTCGATCTGATCCAATGTCAGCAGCAGGAGAGATGAATTATGCTGTAAGTGCTGTGTATTGGGGTTTTCTTGGAGACGCCGCAGCATTTGCCAGAGCAGGTTATGGGATTAGAGCATATCTGAATGGTGTTTTGGATAAGATCATCAGTCAGATGGAGACATTTAGTGTTTCGGGAAATAACAAAGATGCAACCATGGCTTTTCGTCGCCAATTAGTGATTCGAGGCGTTCTTGATCATGTTAAACATGAAACTTACAGACGTAATACAATGTGTTACGAAGATGAAAAGCGTATGGAAAATGGCGATATTTGGAATACAGGCACTTTAAAAATTTCTTAAACAAGGAGATAAAGTTGAAAGTTTTGTATTCAGATGAAGGTCATTTCGATGGTTGTGGCAAGGCGATTTTTTTAGCTGGTCCAACACCAAGAAAATCTGATGTTGTTTCATGGCGACCTAAAGCGATAGAGATTCTAAAAGAAGCTGGATTTGATGGAACCGTCTTAATTCCAGAAAGGAAAGATTGGTCTGTGCAATTTGATTATACAGATCAAGTTCAATGGGAACGTATAGGACTGGAATTAGCGTCAACAATTCTATTTTGGGTTCCTCGGCATATGGAAGATATGCCTGCTTTGACCACCAACATAGAATTTGGATATTGGGTTGCTAAGTCTCCAGAACGTGTTCTTTATGGACGACCAAATGATGCTCCAAATAATAGATATTTGGATTGGTTAATTTGTCAAGAAAATAAAGACGCCGTTGTTATTTATAATGATCTGAAGTCTCTACTTTTAGTTGCTTCTAACCGATAAATTTTTAAGGATTTATATAGATGATAAGATGGATTACAGCCGATTGGCATTTGGGCGAAGATCGTATGGCAATCATGCAAAGACCATTCAAAGATCAGCGTGAGATGATCGAAGTTTTGGTTGAACGACATAATGCAATTGTTGGACCGGATGATTTGGTCTACGTGGTAGGAGATGTCTGCTACCAGAAGTATCCAGAATTTCTTGAAGAAGTTGATCGGTTCAATGGCAAAAAAGATTGTCTTGCGTGGAAATCATGATCGTGTTTTTACAGACGATCAGTTGTTGAAGCATTTTCAGGAAGTTATTCCCGAAGGTAAAGGTCTGGAACTCGACGTGGCTGGGATTCAGTGTAATTTAACACATTATCCAAGTCGTGCAGTTCATGGTATGTTCAATCTAGTAGGGCATATCCATGGGGCATGGAAGTATCAATTGAATTCGGTGAACGTTGGTGTAGATGCCAACCATTTTGTGCCACATAATTTGGATGAAGCGATTCCTTTTTTCTTAAAAGCGATCTCAGAATTCTATGATGATGATGTGTGGGCTGCTTACAATGCAGCGAACCAGCCATATTTGGGCATCCGAGGGAAAAAAGGCGTTTATTTTAATGAATAGGACATCAGGGAACTTATCAGGATGAGATTCCCAATTTGATGCGTCAATATAGACCTGCCTTAAATTATTTTTGATGCCTTTCAGCCAAGATCAACTATCGTGGAAATCGAGCATTTTACTCAGTGGACAAAGACGAGATCACCGTGCCAAACAAACGTAAGTTTGTGTCTATGGGCAACTTTTACGAAACAGTGTTTCATGAACTGGTCCATCACACCAGATAAACCATGAAGAAGCCGGAAGAAGACATCATGAGCGGATTAATAAAACCAAAAGACATGAATTTTGTAAGTAAACCATGGGGTTGGGAACTTTGGATTTGCAATGGCGAAAAATATTGTGGAAAGAAAATTTTCATAAAACAAGGACATTGGTTGTCGTATCATTCGCATGATTTAAAGGACGAGGTTTTGTTTACAGAGACTGGGCACGCTTGGTTGACATATGGTTCTAATGAGCAAGATTTCTCTTGTGTAGAAATGAAGCCGGGATTTGCTTTTCATGTGGAACCCGGATTGAAACATCAAATTCAAGCAATCGAAGATATTGTAATTTTTGAATTCTCAACACAGCATTTTGATTCAGATAGTTATAGAACAACAACAGAATTGGTTGTTGACCATGAGGTTGACTCTTGATCAAAATAAAGGACTGCAAACATGGTCCTATGTTGTACCTATCCAATGATAAATGGACTGGGAGATCATTTGATCTTTATGGAGAATGCTACGAAAAGCAAATTGATTTAATGCTCAGATTCATCAATGCTGGCGATGTTGTAATTGACGCTGGAGCCAATATTGGCGACATGACAATTCCTTTGGCTAAAAAAGCTGGCATTGTTATTGCGTTTGAGCCTCAAGAATTTTTGTTTTACACAATGTGCGGCAATATTGCTTCTAACAATCTTTACAATGTCAGAGCACATTGCAAGGCTGTTGGAGATGTGTCCGGCAAGAAGTTATTTTGTCCATCGCCATTGCTTAAAAACAAAGATGGGATTTCTTTTTATGATGATCCTATGCAACACTATGGTGGCGTATATCTGACAGAAGAGCCAAGATGTGAATCCGATTTTCAAGTAGAAACGATTTCTATAGATGATCTAAATTTGGATAGATGCGACTTTATTAAATTAGACATCGAAGGAGATGAATTCAAGGCGTTGATTGGATCAAAAAACACAATTGAGAAATTCAAGCCAATTATGTTCATTGAATCAATGCCATGGAGCATGCCTAATCTCGCAGAAGCGATAAGAAAATTAGGATACGTATACAGAACAGTCAGAGCTAAATTTTACAATCCTGACAATTTCTTTAATAATCCAATTGATGAACTTAGAGAAAAAGATAATCCTGATTTGCCAATGGTGTCTAGCGACATTATTTGTTATCACAAAGATCATCAGGAAAAAATGGACTTGATGTATTTCAAAGCGATGAAAGAGATTATGTGAAATGTGTAATTCACTATCCTGTGCCTAAATACAGGTATGCAAACGATTGACAATCTTTACATCATAGATTATCTCTATCCAAGAATATTAATTCTTGAATTGATCGAAAAAACCAAGGGCTGTGCCGTGGTTTGGAATAAGATCCGTCCAGCGGTCTATAAGACTCATTGGAAAGTTGAAGATAGACACTATGACGTGTCTCTTACTTACCTAAAAACCACATTTAAGATAGATTTCGCAAGAAACGGAAGATCTGTTTATAACGTGGATTCAAATGCAGTTGCAGAAATTGATGATTTGTATCAAATCGTAGATCTTTATCTTGAACAAGATGATTCGTTCTTGCCTGCTTTGCAAAGTCAACTCAATTGTAGACGCTATCATAGGATAAAATCAAAAGG